TCATAGTTATCTTCGGCCGAGTCGAGAAATCTTTCTGCAATCTCTGGTACAGAAGAACCCGACGCCTTATTTATCCAGTAAGCTGCACCGTCAAGATCTACTCTTGTGTATTGGCTATTGGACTCGCGGTTCAGTACGGCTCCGTACCATCCAATCGGAAACTCTACGGGTTCAGACGTATTGTCGTCTGTATCGTCGTTCTTACCGGTATCGTTGATAGTGACAGTCTTGTTATCCTTAATAGGACCGTCTTGTTCTGCACGAATTCTTATTGTAAACGTTGCCGTCAGATCACTGCTCTTTATTCCGCTTCAGAAAGTAATGCTTTCTGGACTTGACCATGATCCACTAGATGATACATTCTGTTCACCAACAAGCTGCGTACCAGAGATATCAATCGTATTGAGTTGCACAGTATCCCAGTAAACCGTTCCAGAGTAGTTTGTTGTCTCGACATTAAACTCAAGAGTGTCACCTTTATCAACTGAGGACGGGCATACTAACTTAAATGTCGGATCCCCAACCTCTTCCTCTTCCTCTTCATAGAAAGTGCCGGACCATCTCACCCTATAAGATTGACTCGGTTGATTTGGTTCATTACTGACGAATTCGAATGCACCATCCTCGGTCATATCTAAGTTTTGACTGTTTGTAACAGATAGAGTAACCGTCACAGATTCACCCTCAGAAAGTTCATATGCATTGTACCCATATACTGATTCGGAAAAAGTTCCATCCGTGATATTTAATGGTCGATCTGTCTGTTCACCATCAACAAACGTTTCACCGCCAAGTCTGCCTGGTGTTTGTGCTGTTGATCCGACAATAACTGTGCCGGATTCCTGAGTAGCCTCGATAATATAGTCGACGTTAAATCTTTCACCTACTGGTATATTATCAAATGTAATTAGGTCACCAAAATTGTAGGTGAGATCAGATCCATCACTCTTCTTGACCTCAAACAAGAAACTGTCTTCTTCGGGTTCAGGATCCGGTTCATCGTCATCCGGCGAATCGATATCTGGAGGATCGGGATCAGGTGGACAATCCACGTAGTTGACCACCTCGTTTACTTCCGTGTCTTCCTCGAATACCGTAGCGCGATCCCGGATTTCTACCCACTCATCAACCGGCGGATCGACCTCAAGTATACCGTCCCAAGAAATAACAAGGAACGGATTAAGATTCGTAGTACGCGAACTTAGGCTCTGGCTCGCGAACGTTACCTCCGTATAGGGCAACATAAGGTAACCGTTCCTATTCACAACATTGGACGAGTTCTCTTTATCAAAGTTAAACTTAATCGATTCCTGTTCGTGAGGAGCCTCGAGATTCTCACCAGCAAAATTTGCGGAAAAATCCTCGCTCGTCGTACGAGCCGTAAGGAACGCGTTCTTGAATGACTCTACCAGATATCCGGACTTAAACTTATTCAGACCGGTTTCTGCATCCGTAACATCATAACCCGTAACCTCGAGTTCTTGTGCAGTCAGAGTCGCAAAGTCCTCGATGTTATCGAGTCTCTTGTTCATGTTATGAATGTCTTTCATTCTATAACGATTAACCGTGAGCCTCTTTTGATTGACGTCTTGTGCGGCCTTGGTGTACTCAGGAACATACAGAGTCTCAAGAGCGAGTTCGTTCTTAGGGCGTGTCGGAGCAGACGGATTACTCGAAGGATTCCCGCGTATGACGCGAATGTTTCCTTCCTGTGTTACTGTTACCAGATCAATTCTTGGCACAAAGAACTGAAGTTTGGATCTAAAGGTAGTGCCGCTAATAATCAGATCATTAGGTCGACCACCCGTCCCCTCGATCTCACCGTTCGTTCCGACCGAGGGGCGAAAATCAATACAACGAGGAAGCTCGTATCGTGTACTTCTTCCTGTCGATGTGTAGAAGACGTCTCTCTCAAGAACATCACTGGAGTAGGAGTCTATGTTAAAGAAGTCACCCGAGATCGAGTGTTCGTAGTGAGTGTAATTGACCACAACGTCGCCAACGGGCGTCAAAGAACTCGAACTTGGAATCAAACGGCCGCGAAGATAGACCGTATCACGCTGCCCGTTGTCGACGGTATAACTCGCCGTGATATCCCCTGTATCATCTATAATGGACTCTACGGAAATGATATCCGTATCATCAAGCGTCAGAGTGCCGGCACCAGGAGAAGAGAAGGTTTTTGACTTAGTTGCGACCGTCTTTGTCTTTGGCGAAACATCGGTCTTTGTGACCGCTGCATAGACACGAACCGTCGAAGACGCTGGACCGCCACTGAGAGTAAGTGTCGAACCATCGGTATTCAAGGAGAATAGAGAATCATCGACAATGCCCGATGGACCAAAGGCAAGAAAAGTGCCCGTCTCAATGGGATCGATTTCTTGGCCACTGGAGACGCTGGTCGATCCGTCACCGTTGGAATCCGTTGTAATCACGAGTTCTTTCTGAACCGTGTACGACAGATTATAGGCATTGGTCTCGGGATCAATAAAGGTTAACGGAGCATTCTTGCCGAGTCTAAAAATAAGAGGATTTAAGTCTCCGGCTGTAATCAGTTGACGACGTCCCCGAATCACAGATGATGTAGATGATACAGAACCCGTAACTTGGTCACCAACCAGAGGAGCCGACACCGAGTTATCATGGCGATATGCGTACACTATGCCGGTTGCAGCGTCGAAAACCTCAACCGTTGCGCTTCTTCCAGACGAGTGATCGATTGTTTCTCCGATGTCGAATGCACCAGAGTTAACCGGAGCACGATATTCGTTTAGAACAAGTGCCGAATCGTTGTTTCCAAATGCGATACCACCAGAATCCTCGATTGAAAATCCCGGTTCGAAATTAAGCTGAGATATCCAGAGTTTGTGAATCGAACCGACTGTACCAGGATCATCAATAAGAAAGTCTATTGCAACAACTCGAGCACGACCAACGAGTGTTGCGTCCGATGCATAGGGATCGTTTGAGTCATAGATCTCGATCTCTTCACGATTCTGAAGTTCGAGAGAACCAGTAAGATCTCCTACAATAATATACTGACCAAACTGTGGGCGAGTGACAAGATCGGTCGTACGAATATGGTCAGAGGTTCTCGACTTGTCGATCTCAATTCTAGTCTTACCAAGTTTGTCGACCTCGAACCCATTAACGTATGCCTTGCCCGACGTAAGTTCAACGACGAGCTTATCGTTGTCTCCTCTGGGAGGTGGATAGACGCCGTTGCGATTATTACCACCCTTTAGATGTTCACGAACTCCCAGCTTCAACCCATCGACGACATAGTTACCCGACTCGTCGAAAGTTCTTCTTGCAAGTTCCTTCTCGAGTTCAGAGTACTGAGGAGTCTTCTGATGTTCTCTTAGTTCACCGTCTTTGTATCGAATCAACTCGACGTAGTTGTCATCGAGTTCTTCGGACAAAGGTTTTGCTACCAGAGTTAGATCAATCACATAACGATTGGCACCAGGAGCAGCAAAATTGAACGTTCCCTGAGAGTTGTCAAGAAGAGTCTGATCCTCATTGGATGTGACGACGGATTCGTCGATACGAAGAAGAATCGATGCACTAGGAGTGTTTGAGTACTTATCAACGACAATAGACTGTGCCTCAACGAGTACGAAGTATCCGCTGATAAAGTACACGCCCTCGTCGACAAACGCAAGAGTTCCGAGACCGGTATACTCAGAGCTGTCTTTGATGGATGCGGTAATCTCAGATTGCCCTATGATCTCTATATTCTCACCACGATCAAATTCGATCTGTCCCGATTCACCACCAGAGGTATTTTCTACATAAAAAGTAATGGGATCATCTTCGGTGGCATCTACAGACTTACGAACCTTTGCTTCAGTGCCGGATGTTACACCGCGTACCTTCTTGTTTTCAAAGTAAGAAGGAGTAATGTTCTCGGCATTGATCGAGTCGATACGAAGGAACGTTGATGAAAGATCCGCATACGAGTTACCAGGAACAACCACTGAGCCGTGTTGATAGATCGACGTTCCGAATCTTGCGACCTGCTCCTGAAGAATCGTCTGCAACTGATTCAGCTCACGCGTCTGAACAGCGAATCCAGGACGAAAGAGAATCTGATGATATCCCTTCTGCTCCGCATTCTGCTCAAAGTCGTCGAAATAAGGTTCTTTATTAAAGTCTCGAGTAATCGCCATTCTTTAGTGTTCCCTAGTATTTCAGAACAAATGTAACGAGAATTTTCTGATCGTCGTTTCGAATAATTGGTTCAATGTTATTTATATGGAGGATATCACCGGAGTACTTCTCTACGTCCGGTCGAATAAACTTTGATACCGTAGCGGTCGCGCCCGATGACAGACCACGAACCTGCTCACCCGTCGCAAAGGTGATGTCGTCCGTACTTACGAACGAGTCGTCGATCGTAAATCTTAGAGAGTCCGATCCAAAGCGGACCGTATTAAGTCCGATGGCGCCGGACGTCTCGCCGACGATGGTCTCGTTCTCCTCGAACGCGCTGTTTGAGTCAGAGAGCTCGATGCGATGTTTTGCATCCACCGTCGTGTTGGAGAGTGGCGTTCCTGCCAGAGTACCGTCCGACTCGTACACATTTCCACCGTCTGAGTCTAGTGCACCACCATCGAGCAAAGGATCAGACGAGTACTCAAGAGGATTCGATATTAGTCCGATTCGACGAAACTCGTTGAAAGTTGTAAGCGCAAGTACATCAGTGGTATCAACCTCAAGAGATATCAATGCGTAGTGAGCATGTAACTGTTTGAACTGGTTGACACCGAATCCGCCCAGAGGCGAGATGATCGGTACGACTTCTCCGCCGGATCCGCTCTCAGAAACGATAACGGCGGTCGACTTAAAGAAGTCGTTGCCGGACCGACCGATTCGCATCTCTGCGTTTACGATCTCACCATTTTCATTCGTCTCTGCGTAGCCCTCTCCAGAACTCTGAACAAGAGTGACCGAACCCGAGCGATATCCGGACCCCGTGATGACGACACGCACGGAGTCGACCTTACCATCAAGATTCGTGGTCGCGATACCGTACGCGTTCTGAACCGTTCCGTTCGTAGTGACCTGGCGAAGAGCAACGGGAAACTCTACTCCTGGACCATAGAAGTAATTGTTACCACCGTTGGTAAGATTGATCGATGCGACCGTACCCTGAATTACACTGATCGACGCGGTGGCAGTCGCGACTTGTGCGCCGTTTCCTTCTATAAAGACGGGAATCTCGTTGGAGTTACCTATCGATGCGTTGACTGGATAACCGCTACCCGAGCTGTCGACGCGAAGATGCTCGATCGTTTCGGGTGTTGCGCTCTCAACGATCTCTTCGTTCTTTTCGTAAGGAACGTAATCGTTCAGAAGAAACTTGTTCTGCAACGACACAGAGATCGTGGACATGTACTTCCACTTATAACCATCGGACTCCTCGACAACGTTCTCGTCACGATGTGTTGGTTTCGACGTCGACGGTGCGCCGTTGTTGTTATCGATGCAGAGATAGACGTTACCCTCGGGTTGTGTAAAGATAAAGAAGTTCTTTTCCTGCAGATCGATCGAGTCGTCGAACTCTTGATAGATTGTTCCCGTTTCCCATGGAACTCGGCGAATACCGGGCACGATATCCGACGGTTGAATCCTACGCAACAACATCATGTCGTCCCAGGCCTCGCGTTCCTCCTTACTTGAGAGAACTGCGGCAGGAGGATTCGTGTCATCCTCCCATGGCTGGGATCTCGAGACGAACGCGTACAGATTCGCGTCACCAGAGGCAACGAAATCTATGAATTCGGCCGCGTTACGAAATCTAAAGTTCGTCGTAGGATTCAGAAACATAATCGATTACGCACCGGATGAAGAAACGTCGGGTTCAAGAGTGATGGTCCACTCGATGGCAAGAATGTCCTCCGGCCCCTTGTTCACGACCGGAAAAGTCGTTCTTGCGAGCATGTCGCCCTGGCCAATGGTGCCGTCATTAAAGATTCCTGCCTCGACGACTGCACCGGTTGACTCACCCTCGAACCACGCGGCGTTATGACGAATCGAGTCGTTGATGCCAAGACCGGAATCCTCAATCAAGATAGACGTAAGAGGATTACGAACACCAAGATATGAACCAAGATCGGTAAAGGATCCGGCATTAGTCGTCGTGTCGTCGTCGCCGATTGCCATGTGTGACATAACATTTTTGTCGGTGCCGACCATGCGACTAACAATGAACTCAAGACCGACATCGACGACAAGGTTACGAATGTCTCTACGATCCTTCTGATTTCCAAAACGATCGGTAAGAACGATATTGACATCACCACGAGCCTTAGTAAACTCCTGTCTGAACGGTTTACTCATGATTAGAGATTCCTCTTATTATACTTAATGATGATATAACTTTATTTATATCTTTGATTAGAATGTTGTTGCGGTGCCGACATAATCACCGGAGAAGTAAAATCCATTCGCGTAATTTTGTATAGTAATAACACCGGAATCAACTGCCAGACCTGAATTAGAAAGACGTTTAGTAAACGAAATGTCTTCCTGACTTAACAGTGCAGTGTCGTCTGCACATATCGTACAGTCACCAAGAATCTTTGTAAATGTCTTAGCAACATTCTCTGAAGTTTTTGCCTTGTTCTGCGGCGTAAGAACCAACACATCGTTCGAGAAGATACTCACATGTGCATCGATTCGATCGATTCGATTAATAAGACCGAACGGTTTTGTACCCGAAGGATGAACGTGCGTCTTAAGTGGTTCGATCCATTGTTCGATCGGATACGAAGTGACGACCTCGTACGAGAACTTCTGATAGAACTCCGAGTCTTGTAGAACGATGGACTCAGAGAGTTGGCCACGAACACCGTCATAGTAACCCTCGGACTCAACGATCGGCGAGAATGCAAGAGAGAACGTTGCACCCGTTCCGTCAACACTATCGACCTGAAAGACCAACGGTTCTGTCGGATCGGACGGAGTGATAATGATGTTTGACGACGTAAGCGGGGAATCCACCAATGAGTCATCAGTTGTGAGAGACACAGTTCTTCCGACATAGAATCCGTCAAAGTAAGTACCCAAAACGGTGTAGTCTTCATCGGATGAAAGAAACTCGACGGAATCCTCAGTGATGTCGATATTGTCACCAAGGTCGAGCTCTCGATTCTCTGGTGCATACTGAAAGATTCGAAATCCGTCAAGAAAGAAACGACCGGACCCTTGAACCTCGAGTATATGATTCGGTGTCGTACCGGAACCAAAGTCCAGAATCGATATGTTTGTGATACCGCCAGAACTATCGACGTCAGTGACACGAGCCTCGAAACTGATTCGTGAACGACCCTCGAGTCGAATGCGATCACCGATCTCATAACCCGTACCGGCAGACTCGATGACAATGTCCGACACCGAGTTGTAGATCTCTGCCTCGACCGAACGATCCTCGGTCGTGATACGATTGCCGACCTTAAAGTTACCGACGGTTTCCGAACGAAGAATCGTCAGTTCGTAGATCGTCTGATCCGCATATACCTTACGCTCGACCTTGGTGACGGTCGCGAATCCGTACTCCTCGATCTGCTGAACACGCTTACTTGCCAGATCATTCGGATCACCCGAGATAAGTGATACGCGAATCTTCTGAGGAGCCTGCCAACGACCGTCCGACGGTTTAAGAACAAAGTCCCAGGGTAGTCTTACCTGTACGGTATCATTAAGAAAAAGACGAAAGAACGTCTCGATCGCCTCGGTGGATCCCTTTGCTCTCCAGAGTTCGGATATCTTTTTGTAGAAGAGACGCGGTGTCGCTTCATATTCTCGAGGAACAAAGAGACCGATCTCTTTCTCGATGCGACGAAGAAACTGTTCCTCCTGCGTATCGATATCACGCTGCTGAGGAATCGCGTTCTGATAGTATCCGGACTCATGAGTCGTCTCAAGGAAATCCAGATACGCCGCGATGAATTCAACAAGGTTCGGATAGTTGTCGCGTATATGACCCGGAACAAACGAGTTAATAAGACTCGAGACGAACGGAGAATACTGCGCTGAGTTGTTATTCGTTGGCATAGGAATAACTTATATCAGTAACCACTACTACTAGGAGGAGGAGTTGTTGTCGATGATGATGATGACGGCGGTGAAGTATTCGTGGTACTACTTGTTGTTGTTGTCGATGATGATGTACTTGAGATATTATTGGTCGTCGTCGTTGTCGTAGACCCAGTGCTTTCAGAATCTCGATTAAAAGTTCGATAGTTTACGCCGGAGTAGTCACGACCCGAAACGATCGTGTCGACCTCACCCTGAACATTGAATCGAGTACAGTCGCAGTCGAAACGCACCACATTGTTCAATGTTCCAACAATGTCGTACGAAGCAGGAACGGCCTCGATGTTAATGACTTCTCCGTCGATCGACTGTGGTGCAAACGATTCAAGAATGATTCTTGTACCCTCGATTACTCCGGCCTCTCTTACAATAACCTCCTCTTGTGCTCCCACACCCTTGACGATCGACACACGGCGTGTACCATCACTGGTCAAGAAGTCCTTGAAGCGACATCCCGAAACTCCGTTGATCGCGAACGTCGACGATTCATATATCACTGGCCGCGCACCAAAACTCTCATATAGATTCGTCGAGAAGTTTAGCGTGTAGGTGGTCGGAATATTCAGTGTAGGAACGAATCTCTTTGAAAGATAGATTCGAGCAAAGGAGTTTAGAATCGCATCATCCGACTCATCGATGACCTGAAGATACCGCGAGTACCTGAACACATTGTCAAATTTACCAAGCTCGTTATCGTTAAAGTCACGAATCGCACGAACGACCTTGGATTCGAGCTGTTCGCGAGTCAGATTCGTGCGTGACGGGTCGTACTTAAAGAACGTCTCCGTCGTAATGTTAAGAAACTCTGGATCAAGAAGTTCCGGTGTCACGGTGATCACCGACTTAGGTCTAATCACTTCGTCGAGAAGTTCCTGCTCCTCGTCCTGAGTCAGAACCTCACCCTCCTTAGGAAGAACCGAGATAAAGACCTTACCGTACACCGGCGGTTCGTTGTCCTCACCGCCCCATACTTTTACCGAACTTACGTTCGAAAAGTTCTCGTTAATGATTGCATCAAAGTCGTTCGGAACCACCGCACGATTCTGAGACGCGTAGGAAAGAGGAGCGAGGCGACGAACGGAATCCACCGACTGTCTTTCCTGACCACCTCGTGCCGGCGACTGCGTCGAGATCGATACACTGGTGTTTCCGCCGATGTTATCGATAAGATTGAAGATGCGAGCTCCGTTCGCGTCCTCTTTCTGTGTCGCCAGATATTCGACCACAACAAAGTTACCGCTCTGCAACGAACGACCCAGAACACCGTCTCCGAATCTAATCTCAAAGAGTCCTTCGGGATTCTCACTCAGGAAAAATACTGGAGAGTCGTCACGAATCTCTGTCAGTGACTTGGCTTCTCTAAACACCGTAAAGGTCGACTTGTTTCTTGAGTCATAGACCTCGACGCGAATGAATGCGGTGTCAACATCGGTAGTTGGAATAAGATACTTTTCGTTGGACTGATCGTCGTAGAGAAACGAGATCGTCTGAAAGTTACCCTGAACCAACTTAACGTTTTCAAAAGTCGCATTGTTAGTTGAGTACTCGCGATCTGTAATGAATGTATAAGATGTCGAATCGATCCTCGTTCTGAATCGTGTACCCTTGGGTAGTGTCAGGTTTTGCGAATTCGGATTGTTGACAACAATGTCGACGTATGCAGCAGGAGCTTTTGCAGATCCTGGTATGTAACCAAGAGTGTTCGCGTGTCCGACGACCGACCCACGAAACTGAGCGGTGTCGAGGAATGCCTCGTTGATACCTAAGTTCGCATTCAGAGCGTTGTAATGAGTGACGTAAGCCAAAAGATCAACGATCGTTGAGATTGCCGACCCCTCGAAGTCGTAGTCCTCAAAGGCTTTTTGCGATTCGAGATATTTGCGAAGACTTGTCCCGATATCATCAAAGTCGATATCGGTAACCTCAAGCCTTCTTGTAGTATTTGTTGAAGTTGCCATATTCCTATCTCAGTCTTTCGACGGTAAAACTAACGGACGTGACGTCACGCGACGGTGAGCGAATCTCGAACTCCACCTTGACCTCGATTGAATTAAGATCCCTGGCCTGTTCGACATCAACGTTAAGAACATTAACACGAGGCTCAAAGTTACGCAGTGCGGTCTCGACCTGCTCCTGAATAAGAGCAGCTTTTACACTATTAAAGTTATCAAAAAGATACTTCTGAATGTTTGCACCAAAAATGGGACGAAACGGACGTTCTCCAGGATTAGTAGAGAGTATGTTGAGTACCGACTGTTTTACGGACTCGATGTCTTTCTTAATGGCGAGTTGATCAGTGATAGGATTTCTACGAAACGCGAAATCCAGATCAGAATACACTTTTTCTCTTGCAATGAGATTGTCTGTTGATCTATTAGTAGCCATACTGTTATTTATAACTATCCACCAGCGTATACGTTAGGAGAACCCGCCAACATTGAACCGGCATCGGCCGAATCACCGACTCTTCCAAGAGGTATGCCCTCAACATACACACTTGAAGAACCCGAATTGAGATTTGCAGTATGAGGAGGACACGGAGGATTGGGCGGAACAGAGTGTACTGCGGTGGGCGCACCAACGACCGCGGCAAGTATACTATTAACGTAAACGGATCCTTGATTTGCACCGGCAAGAGTCGTAATTCCGGTACAGCCGTGACCTGTCGAGAGTGTGTCTCCTATTCGTACAACTGCTGGCATATTCTGCTACTGACCTCTTGCGGCCTGATCGGCGGCACCAGGACTAAGGTCACCGGAATACCGTCCGATCGTTTCGATCGATTCCTTAATGGTCTGTGATGGGAATCGAGGAATCGTCTGAATATCAGACTCACCGATCGCCGTCGCGAGATCATCAACGCTCGGCGGCTCAGGAGGTTTATCCGGAATCACGGCCGGTGATGCAAACTCTTTTACCTCTTCTCCCAACTTTACGATATTGGGTATATCCTCACATAGGTTCAGAGGAGTACTCAGAGGATCGCGAATGAACTGTTCAACATTTTCAATCACTCGATCGATCGCTGCGTCCGCACCCTGATAGGCCGATCTCAGTTCCAAAAGTTTGGCTATCGTTCCTTCAGGATTGGATAGAGCCTCCTGGCTGAGAATATTAAATATATCCTCCTGAAGCCTTCGAGTCACTACACCGGGTTGATTCTGAATCGCGTCGTTGAGTGTATTAACATCGTCGACGAATCCCTTCACAGCGTTAATAGCGTTCTTTCCAGCAGTCACCTGCTCACGGATCTGATCCTGAAGCTCGGTGATTTGATTTACAGCACCGGATTCGCCGCAAAGAGAGTCAAAGATTGATGCCATCGGTCAGTATCTCCTATGGGTTAAGATCGATTCGATTACCGATGATCGTGACGTTGCCCTCGGCCGTCTCGTTGATCTGCGACTCGGTCTCGATCTCAACATTTGCCACGGACTCCATTCTGTGTAATCCCTCGGTCGTCACGAGTCGCTTACCGATGGAAACAATAGACTGTGATCCAAGAACAACCTCAGAGGAATCACCAACGGTCACGAGAGATCGGTTACCCTTGATACTTGTGTTTGAGTTTCCACCGATATTTTTTGTATGATTCGTGTCAAAGAGAATCGTCGCGTCAGATCCCGCATGAAGTGAGTA